TTCTAGGGGTGTACAAACTCAATGTAAGAATGCTGTTAATGAAGCAATACGTTACATTAATCAAAGAGAATTTTCTTACCCTTTCAATCATTCTACTAATACTTCTACTCTAGTTCCGGGTGTAGCAAGATATGCTCTACCTACTAGTGCAAAGCATGTAGATTACAATACTGCAAGAATAAAAAAAGATTCCGACTTAGGTTCTTCAGGCACTAGCCTATCAATACTTAAGTATAATGAATACATTAATAAAGGCTATGTAAACAAAGAAGATGAGATAGTTTCTACTACACTAAACGGTACACATACAAATTCTGTAACAACTCTAACTCTTGTTTCTACAACAGGTCTTTCTGCAACAGGTTTTGTATATGTAGGTAGTGAGCAGATTACATATACTGCTATCTCTGGCAATACTATTACAGGTTGCACAAGAGGTGCTAATGGAACTACTGCTACTGCTTATGCAAGCGGAGTAATAGTAACACAATTTGAAAGTGGTAGCCTACCCAATCATATAGTTCGTACTCCGGATAATAACTATTTATTATACCCGTTCCCTGATAAAGAGTATAAACTAGTATTTGATTTCTTTACATTTCCAGATGACTTATCTGCACACGGTGACCTAACTACTATTCCAGATAGGTTTAAACCTATTATTGTAGATGGTGCTACTGCTTTTGTGTATCAGTATAGAGGCGAGATGAATCAGTATCAAATTAATTTTGATAGGTTTGAACAGGGTATTAAGAATATGCAAACTCTTCTTGTTAACAGATTTGAGTATCTTAGCTCTACTGTAATAGAGAGAAGTAATGCATCAGGAAATAATAGGTTGATTAGCTAATGCCAGATAGTTCTCAGATACAACCAGCTTCCTTTAACTGTGAGGGTGGTTTAGTTTTAAATCGTTCTACGTTTCAGATGGAGCCGGGTCAAGCTTTAGTTTTAGAAAACTTTGAGCCTGATACTGAGGGTGGGTACAGAAGAATAAACGGCTATCGTAAATATATTAATGTAATTGTACCACAAACATCTAGCGCAAACGAAAGTATAATAGGGTTAGCTAACTTTGCTAATGTAGTTATAGCTTGTAGAGGTGAAAAAATATATCGTGCAGCTTCTACTGAATTAGCATTGACTATTGGTCAAACAGATACAATGTCCGGTTCTGGAATAATTAAAGTAGACAGTGTAGTTGGTTTTCCTACAAGCGGTACTTTAACACTTGTTGGAGCTACAACTCAAGATGGTAGCACAAATGTTACTGAAACATTTAATTATACAGGGGTTAATTTAACCTCTATACCAAATGAGTTTACTGGTGTAACACGATCTGGCAATAGCCAAAGTACAAAAGGTAGACACATATCAAATGTAGCAGTTTCTTCTGCATGGATAGAAATAGATACAGGAAGAACTAATGCAGCAAAATATAGAACTGAAAGATTTAATTATGATGGCAATGAAAAGATTATTTTTGTTGATGGTGTAAATGCCCCTGTAGTTTTTAATACTTCTTTTAATGCTACGGATGTAAGTACAAGTTCAGTTGCAGGTTCTAAATTTATTGCTTCCTTTAAGTCTCATATGTTTTATGCAGGTAAGTCTACTACGGCAGAAGAGTTAATATTTAGCGCACCTTTTAATGAAGATGATTTTACTTCTGGTAATGGTGCAGGTAGTATTAGAGTAGACGATACTATCACAGGAATGAAAGTATTCCGTGATTCATTGTTTATATTCTGTGAGAATAGGATATTTAAACTGGTAGGAAACACTTCTAGTGATTTTCAAATGGTTCCCGTTACTAGAAATATTGGTTGTCTTAATGGTGATACTATACAAGAATTTGCAGGAGATTTAATTTTTCTTGCAGCAGATGGTCTTAGAACTGTTGCCGCTACTGCAAAGATTGGTGATACTGAACTTGGTACAATAAGCCGTAACGTTCAAAGTCTTTTTGATGAAAACATAATAGATTCATCTCTCTTTGAAAGTGTAGTTATAGCTGATAAGACACAGTACAGAATCTTCTTTACAAAAGATGGACAAGCTGATAACATTACAAGATGTGTTGTATGTGTTAAAAAAGAACAAGGCAATTATGAGTTTTCAGAAATACGAGGAATAAAACCTGTAGTTACAGATACACTTGTAAGAGCAGGAGATGTATTAGTATTACACGGAGACTCTGCAGGATTTGTACACAGACAAGAAAAAGGTGATACCCTAGATGGTATACCAGTACTAGGACGATACAGAAGCCCAGATTTAAGTTTTGGAGACAGTGGCATACGTAAACATATGCAAAGAGTTATTCTTAACTTTAAACCTGAATCAGCCATTAGTGCAGATTTACTTGTAAGATATGACAATGAAAATTCAGACTCCGCTAGACCTGCGGCGTACTCTATTAGTTCTACAGATGTAGCTTCTCAATTTGGTGTAGCTGTATTTAGTACTGAGAGTAGTGCAGCAAGAAATGTGTTTGGGGGGCCTTCACAGCCTCTCTTAAGACAACCAGTAGAAGGCTCAGGTTTTTCTACGGTTTTAAGAATAAATGACAATGGTGAATCTAGACCATATTCACTAAAAGGGTTTCAGCTAGAATACCAATTAGGAGCAAGACGTTAAATGGGTGCTACATACACAAGACAATCTACATTTACTGATGGCGATGTTATCGACTCGGATCTGTTTAATAATGAGTACGATCAGCTATTGGCTGCTTTTGCCTCTAGTACAGGTCACACACACGATGGTACAGCAGGTGAAGGTGGTGCAATTTCTAATTTATTATCTGATGGTATTGTATTTGGTACAAACGTAGGTGACATTACACTAACTTGGAATGGTGGCAGTAATGATGGTGTACTTACTTGGATGGAAGATGAAGACTACTTCCAGTTCTCTGATGACTTACTTATATCTACTAACGAGAAAATACAGTTTCGTGACACTGCTATATATATTAATTCTTCCGCTGATGGTCAACTTGACATTGTTGCAGATACAGAAATACAGATTGCTGCTACTACTATAGACATTAATGGTGCAGTTGCATTAAACGGTGCAATAACAGGTGCTACTAATATTACTCTTAGTGGAGAACTTGATGCAGCTACGCTAGATATATCAGGTAATGCTGATATTGATGGTAACTTAGATGTTGGTGGTAATCTCACTGTAACTGGTACTACCACCTTTAATGGTGGTACATTAACTCTAGGTGATTCAGCCTCAGACAATGTTGTATTTGGTGCAGATGTAGACTCAAATATTATACCTGATGATGACAATACATATGACTTAGGTAGTGCTTCACAAGAGTGGAGAAACTTATTTATTGATGGTACAGCTAACATAGATAGTCTTGTTGCAGATACTGCAGACATTAATGGTGGTACTGTAGATGGTGCTGTTATTGGTGGATCAAGTGCGGCAGCTATTACTGGTACAGCTATTACAGGTACAAGTTTTGTAATAGGTAGTGCTTCTATTAATGAGAATGACTTAGAAAGTATAGATGATATTACTGCTGGTACAGTATCTGCATCTAAAGCATCTGTTGTTGATTCAAATAAAGATATAACAGGCTTTCGTAATATAACACTTACTGGAGAACTAGATGCTGGTTCTTTAGACATATCAGGCAATGCAGACATTGACGGTACACTAGAAGCTGATGCTATTACAGTTAATGGTACAGCTTTAGCTGAAGTTATTTCTGATACTGTCGGAGCTATGGTTAGCTCTAATACTGAATCAGGTATTACAGTTGCTTACCAAGATGCAGACAACACATTAGACTTTACAATTGGCACACTTAATCAAAATACTACAGGTTCAGCAGCTACTTTAACAACTGCTAGAACTATTGGTGGAGTATCCTTTAATGGTTCAGCTAACATAAACTTGCCCGGAGTTAACGCTTCTGGTAATCAAAATACTTCAGGTACAGCAGCAATAGCTACAACAGTTACTATTACAGACAATGAAAACACTAACGAAAACAACGCTATTGTCTTTACTGCAGGTGGAGATTTAGATGGTGGTAACTTAGGTTTAGAATCCGATGGTGATTTAAAGTATAACCCAAGTACAGGTACTCTTTCTGCTACTAATATTTCTGTTAGTGGTACACTTAGTACTGTAGACTCAGTTACAATGAGTGCTAACAATGCTGTTGTATTTGAAGGTGCTACTGCTGATGCTCACGAGACT